ATCCCGTGAAGGATGCGGCGGACAGTGTTGCCTATCTTCGGAAGAAAGCGACCGAGGCGCCGTTCTCGATCCGCGAACTGACCTCGACCTTCGTGAAGCTGAAGGCTTCCGGTATTGACCCTACCAATGGCTCTCTGCAAGCGCTGACCGACGGTATCGCTGCGTTCGGTGGGTCTGACGAACAGCTTCACCGCGTCACGCTCGGTATCACCCAGATGTCGGGTAAGTCCGTCATCCAGATGGAAGAGATGCGGCAACAGCTCGGCGAATCCATGCCGACCGCTATGCGTCTCATGGCGCGTTCGATGGGCGTGTCTGTGTCCGAATTGATCGGCGCGATCTCGACCGGTCGTGTCGAGTCGAAGACCGCATTGGAAGGCTTCTTCCAGGAGCTTGAGCGCGCCTATGGTGGCGACGCGCAGCGGATGATGAGCACCTTCTCTGGGCAAGTGACCCAGATGACTGCCAACTTCCAGAACCTCGCCACGCAGGGTGGGCTCGCTGAGTTCTTTGAAAACCTGAAGGGTTATCTTCAACAGTTCAACGACTTTCTGAAGTCGAGTGATGCCAAGAATGCCGCCGATGAGTTCGGCAAGGCATTGAGTTCTGTCGCCGCTTTCGCATCTCGCACCGCAAAGATGCTCTACGAGATGCGCGACACGATCAAACTGGCGATCGAGGCGTTCCTGGGTTTTGCTGCAATTCGAGGTATTACCTCGGTATTCTCCAAAGTCATTCAGTCGGTTCAACTCACCACTGCATCCCTTGCGACACTGCCGGGTGCTTTCAGCAGGGCGTCTAGCGGCTTTGCAGCGGGCAGTGCGGCTCTTGGCGCAGGTGCGGGCATTGCGTCGCGCATGGGGCTCGCCTTCGGAGCTGCCGGAACGGCAATTCTTGGTATCGGCACCGCAATCGGCGCTGTTATTCCGTGGCTGCCTCTGCTCGCCGCGGGGACGTATTTCCTTGCGGACAAATTTGGGCTTCTTTCCAACAAAACCGACGATGCGTATCAGTCGCTGGTAAGGTATGGCGCAGAAAGCCGCGCGCAGGCTCAAGAAACACTTGATGCGAAGGAAAAGGAGCTTCGCCAGGCGGTCGAGGATGCGAAGTGGCGTTATGCGAACGATTTCAACGCCGCGCGCTACAAGACCGGCAAGCTTCTGGCTATCGAGGATGCTCAGAAGGAGCTTGATGAGTTTCTTGCTCAGAAAGAGGCTCATCTCCTTCTTGCCGCTGATCGTGAGGCGCAGGTCGAGATTGAGAAGCAAGACCGCCTGATGAAGATCAGGACGGCCGGCATCAACTCGGAATACGACAAGCGCCAGACCGAAATCGACAATGCATACCAGCGTGAGCGCGAAGCCGCTGCGAAGGCAGGCAAGAGCGTTACGGAAATCGACGAGCGGTATCAGAAAGAGACCCTTGAGGCGCGCAAAACGCTCCTGAAGGAGAAGATCGCGATCTTCGATAAGGAGATCGAAGCCCTGAACATCAAGTTTGCGATTGCGGCTGCTGAAAACGACTCCGCTGCCGAGATGTATATCGCAAGCCTGATCGACCATATGACCGCCCAGCGTTTGCAGCTTCTTGAGGAGCTGTCGAATACCAAAGACATTCCCGGCATCAGTCTGATCAACCCTGTCGATGATGGTTCCAAAGCCATCGAAAAGGGTCAGCAGATGCTCGATGGGCTGCGCGAAGACGTGAAAGGTCTCGCCGCGGATATCGAAGGTGCGTCCGGCGAATACGCCAAGATGCAGTATCGCATTGCGCGTGGTGACTTTGGTTCGATCGAGGATGGCGGTGAGGCTGTGCGCGAACTGCATCAGGCTCTGCTTGATGCCACCGCGCAAAAGGAAGCCCTCGACAAGGTTATGTCGAGCAACAAGGCTGCCGAGGGTGATCTTCGCTCGCTGAAGGATCAGATCGCCCGCGATGCCGCGGATCTTGAAGCTCGCCGTTCGGGTCAGACTGTCGGCAAAGCCGAAGAGATGCTCAACAGACTGCGCAACGGGTATTACGAAGGGCTCGGTCCTGTCGAAAGCATTCGTGCTGCGCTTCAGAACATCACCGGTCTGATCGACACGCAGGGTATCATCTCTGTTCAGCTTGCGAACACCTGGAAGATGGAAACCTTCGGTGACTCGATGGTTGTCCAGATCAACAAGATCCGCGAAGCTCTGTCCTTTGTTGGCGACGAGATGCGTGCGCTGCGTGACAGCACCAGCTTCGTCAACTTTGGCGGCATGGGAATGCCGGGGCTCGCGAATATTCGCACCAAAGTCGATGGTGGCATTCTCGACCTGATTGCGAGTGGCGAGTCGGGTGGCGATTACAACGCCACTCTCGACAACGGTCGCTGGACGAATGGTTCGCAGAACCTGACCGCGATGACCCTGAACGAGATCCGCAGTCTTCAGAGGATGATGCTGGAGAACCCTGAGAACCGCGCCCTTTACGGCAACGGTCTCGGTTCGTCCGCTCTTGGTCGTTATCAGATCGTTGGACAAACGCTGCAAGGACTTATGGACAGTCTCGGTTTGACCGGGAATGAACTGTTCGATGAGAGAATGCAGGATCGTCTGGCAGCGCAGCTTGTTGCGCAGCGCGGCAACAATCCTGCCGGTCTTCGGCAAGAGTGGACGAGCCTGAACAACGTCTCGGATGCGGAAATTCAAGCCGCACTCGGCCGTTCCATGAACGGTCCGACGCAGTTCCGCGCCAATATGGGCACGACCCCCGTTGCGCCTGTTACCCTGAACGATCCTACGTTGACTTGGGATGGCTCTGCCTATTCCGAGATGACGACCATGCAGGAGCAGTTCGTCGAGGAACAGACGCGCAAGACCGAAGAGCTTACACGCGAGCTTCTGAAGCTGAAGGAAACCGAAGAGGCGACCCTGACCGGCAATCAGGAATTGGATCGGCAAAACGCCATTGACGACTTCATCGAGAAGACGAAGATCGCCAATTCCAACGTTGAGGATATGGGCAAGAACTACGAGCGCGCACTCGATCTTATCGAGAGCGGCAAGCTTGGCTCAACGGATGTCGGCGCGGAGCAATACAAGGCTCTTTTGGATGCGGCTCGTGAACTCGATGCTGCTGAAGACGCGCGAGCTGCGCGCGATAAGGCGAAACGCCAATCTGCCGAGGATCTTAAGGGTCTTGAGGAAGACCGTGCAAAACTCGCCAAGGACATCGCGGATGCCCAAGCTCGGGCTGACAACCCCGATTACGAGGCACAGTCGGCTTCGCTTCTCCGTCTGAATCAGCAGCTCGACGAATATGTCCAGCACGTCAAGGATGCCTATGGCGAGAACAGCCCTCAATACAAAGAGGCGCTGAGCTATCGCGACAGCATGGTTGCGTCCGGGCTTCGGCTTGAGGGTGAAAAGACCCGCGCCGAATTGGGCGAGCAGACCCGTGATCTCCAGGACTCGCTGCTGACGCAACGCCAGCTTCGCATGGAAGAGATGAACCGCGCTCTGGCGGATGTCGATCGCAAGGCGCAGATCATGCGTGACGCCGGCATTTCCGAAGTGCAGATCACTGAAGAAGTCGAGGCTGCGAAGAAAGCCATTCGCGACAAATACAACCATGACACCTACGGCGCGCTTGCCGATCAGATGGTGGCTTGGGGTGATATCGGCGCCAATCTTCAGGACGCTTCAGCGCGTTGGATGGATAGCGCAGCGACGGGTATTGCGGGTCTCATCACCGGCACCGGCGATCTGCGCTCTGCCGTGACCGGCGTGATCAACGATGTCGCGAACATGGGTGTTCGCTACATGATGTCCAACATCCTCCCGATGGGTGGTGCTGGCGGCAAAGCGGGCGCTGGAAAAGCGGGGCTCAAGGCCGGCGTTCCGGTCATGCACTCGGGCGGTATCGTTGGTGGTCAGGGACTCGCAAGAACGGTCGTAAATTCGTCCGTCTTCAAGGGCGCCCTGAAGTATCACGGCGGCGGCATGATCGGCTCTCGGCGTCTGTCTCCCGGTGAAGTTCCGATCATCGCAAAGCGCGGCGAGGGCGTTTTCACGCCGGAGCAAATGCGGAGCATGGGCGGCTTCATGAACACGAACCAGTTCCAGATCAACGCGCCGGTCACGGTGAATGGTTCGAGCGGAACGCCGCAGCAGAACGCCGATCTCGCAAAGCAAATCAGCCGCGAGATGGAAGGCGCGATGCGGAATGTGGTGATTGACGAGATCCGCAGGCAATCTCGTCCTGGCAATATGATGGGTTCAAGAAAATGACGCTTCAGACTTTCAATCCCTCGATCGATCCGAGCCCTGGGACTTCGTTCAAGCCCATCATCAGTCTGAATGAGGCAGAGTTCGGAGACGGCTACACCCAGTCGTCTCCGAAAGGGCTGAACCATATCCGCGACACCATCACGCTTCAGTGGGATGGTGTCGATATGGCTACCGCCATCAGCATCACCGATTTCTTCAAGAGCCAAGGCGGGTTCAAGACCTTCTACTACCAGCCGGTTGGATACACGGCGACCCAGAAATGGACCTGCAAAGAGTGGTCGATGTCGGCTTCGGCGCCTTGGAAGGTGACTGCGAAACTGGAGCAGAGCTTCTACACCGGCACTTGATCGCCCTTGCTATAAAGTAAGCCCTGACTTATAGTCCAAGGCAGGAGTTACCCATGTCCGAAGCAAGATCCGAAGCTCAAAAACTGTTCTCTACCGCGCTCGTGTCCCTGTTCACACTGGACATGACGTCGCTTGGCGGCTCGGTTTTGAACTTCACCATGACGTCTGACGCAGGCGTGCCTGTGAGCTTTGGCGGCGTCGAATATCAGCCCATCGACATCCAGTTCACCGGTCTCGAAACGACCGGTGTTGGCGCCTTCTCGCAGCCGAAAATCACCCTGTCGAACTCAGATGTTTTGACGAACGCTCTGGTGAACACCTACGGCGATCTGATCGGCTGCGAGGTGACGCGCAAGCGAACCTATGCACGCTTCCTCGATGGTCATTTCGATGCAGATCCGACTGCTTACTTCGGTCCCGATCGTTACAAGATCGAACGCAAGAGCGCCGACACCTCCACGTTCTTTGAGTGGGAGCTGTCCGCCGCGATCGACCAAGAGGGGAAGATGATCCCCAACCGTGTGATCGTCGCTGGAACCTGCATGTGGCGGTATCGCAAATGGACCGGCAGTGGCTTCGATTACTCGAAGGCGCAGTGTCCCTATGCGGGCTCGCAGTCCTACGACATCAACAACAACCCCGTTGCAAACGCGCTCGATGAGCCTTCGCGCTCGGTCGAGTGCTGCAAGACGAGGTTCGGCAAAAATCAACCGCTTCCTTTTGGTGGGTTTCCTGGCGCATCGAGGAGTTTCTGATGTTTGAAAAGGCTTTCGAACAGGCGAAGCTCCACGCTCGCGACAAGTATCCTGAAGAGATGTGCGGTTTCGTCATTGATGGCGAATTCGTCAAGGTTGACAACGCAGCCGATGATCCTGCGACGCACAAGACCGACGGCACCTGTGCGTGCCGCCTCTGTGCGTTTCGGATCGGCGTCGCGGATACCGTGAACCTTCTTCCGAAGGCGCAGATGGTGCTGCATTCGCACCCAAACGGTCCTGCTTACCCTTCGAAGTCTGACATGGAAGGGCAGTTTCGCACTGCCTTGCCGTGGGGTGTCATCTGCGTGAATGAAAGCTCCGCGAATGATCCTGAGATCTGGGGCGACAGCCTTCCGATCGAGCCCCTCATCGGCCGAGACTTTCTGCACTGCGTCCGCGATTGCTACTCCCTCATTCGGGATACGTTCCGACTTGGCTCTGAAGAGCTGAAGCGGCTCGATGTCACCGCTGACTGGCCTTTCGATCCTGTTGTTCTGAAGGACTTCGCTCGCGACGACGGCTGGTGGGCGGGCGATGACGATCTCTATTCGGATTACTTCCAAGAGGCAGGCTTTGTCGAGATCGACGGCAAGAACCTGAAGCCTGGTGATTGCTTCATGCTGAAGATCCGGTCGAACAAGTTCAACCACGCCGGCATGCTGATTGCCGACGACCTGATTCTTCATCACCTGCCAAACAGATTGTCGCGCCGTGAACCCTCCGGAATTTGGTCTAGGGCAGCAGAGAAGTGGGTGCGCTATGTCGGATAACAAAAAGCGGAAGATCTATCTCTACGGGGCTCTGGCGAAGCGTGGAGCGATGTTTGAGTTCGATGTGAAGACTGCCGGCGAGGCGGTGCGTGCGCTGTGCGTGAATTTCCCCGATTTGCAGGCGGAGATCGCGTCCGGTGCATGGCATGTCGTGCGTGGTCAGAACATCGAAAGCGGTTTCTATCTTGAGGAAGAAGACATTGCGAGCATGAACCTTGGCAAAGGCGATCTGCATATTCTTCCCGTGATCATCGGGGCGAAGAACAACGTCGCCAAGGTCGTTCTGGGCGCAGCTCTTGTCGCTGCCTCGCTCGGCACCTTTGGTTTTGCGTCCGCGCTCGCAACCCCGATCTCGGGTGCGCTTTTCGGCGCGACCACCTGGGGAAATATGGTCGGCATGCTTGGGCTCTCCATGGCTGCGGGTGGTATCTCTCAGATGCTCGCGCCTGAAACCAAATCTTCCGACGAAACCAAGTCCTCGCTGTTTTCCAATCTCGGCGTCACCGGTGCGCAAGGCAGTGCCGTTCCGATTGTCTATGGAGAGCTTATCGTTCCCGGCGTCCTGATCTCCGCAGGTCTTGATGTTCAAAACCTGGATATCGAATGATGATTGAAGAACAGATCGAAATCTCCGGCGCCAAGAGCAAGTCGGGCTCGTCCGTCGATGACAGCATCGCGACGAGATCGGTTGCGCGCTTTGTCGAGCTTCTTTCGGAAGGTCCGATTGTGGGCTTGGTGAATGGCGCAAAGTCGATCTACTTCGGCAAGACCCCGCTTCAGAATGAGGATGACAGTTACAACTTCGAGAATGTCATCTGGAAGGAGCGTCGTGGTTTCGCCGAAGATGAACCCATCAACGGCAACTCGTCGGTTGAGCAGATCACCTCTGTTGAAACTCAGGTTTTCTACACCGATCCCGATCATGCGGTGAGCAGAACGATTGTTCAGGAAGACGCTGATGCGGTTCGCGTCATCGTTCGGCTGAACGCATTGTTTATGGTGAAAAAGGGCAAGGTGAAGCCTTACAGTGTCAGCTACGCTGTTGATGTTCGTCCTACGGGCGGCACCTGGCAGCGTGCTGTCCTGAACGAGATCCAGAAGAAGAAGACGTCGAGCCCTGTTCAGATGGCGCACAGGATTGTTCTTCCTGCGTCTTCGTCTGGAAGCTGGGATGTCCGCGTCGTTCGTCTGACCATCGATGATGAGGATGACAAGCACCAGAGCGACCTGTTCTTCGAAAGCTTTGTGACGCTTGTCGAGGGCAAGTTCACCTATCCGCACTCCGCTCTGATCGCGACAGAGGTCAACGCTGAAGATATGGGCAGCCAGCTTCAGCAGCGCAGCTACCACATCAAGGGCAGGACGATCAAAGTTCCGGAGAACCTCAATACGACCACCGGTCAGTATGAGGGTGTGTGGAATGGCGACTTCAAAATCGCCTATTCGAACAGCCCCGCGTGGATTCTCTACGATCTCATCGACAACGACCGCTACGGGATTGGTGAATTCATCGACTCCTCGCAGGCTGACAAGTGGCGCCTGTATGTCATCGCGAAGCATTGCGCCCAGCTTGTTCCTTCGGGTTTCAAGAACAGCGCCGGCGTTGACATCATGGAGCAGCGCTACACCTTCAATGGTCGCATCTCCGATCGGCAAGAGGCTTTCTATGCGCTTCAGCAGATCACCACTGCGTTCCGGGGCATGGGCTACTGGGCGCTTGGTCAGTTCTTTGCAACCGCGGATATGCCTGAAGATCCGAGCCAGCTTGTCACGCCTGCGAACGTGATCGGTGGCGAGTTCCGTTATTCGTCCACTTCGATCAAGTCGCGGCACACGGTTGCGATCGTGAAGTGGACCGATCCTGACGACTTCTATCAGCCTGCGACCGAGCTTGTCATCGACGAGGAAATGCTCGCCAAGAATGGCTGGCGCGAGAAGCGGCTCGATCTGCCGGGTTGCACGTCGAGGGGCTTGGCGAAACGCTATGGTCGCTGGGTTCTCGATGTCGAAAATCATGAAACCGAAACCGTCGAATACTCTGCGAGTTTCGACCACATCTCGGTGATGCCCGGCAACATCGTCTCCATTGCTGATCCGCGCAAGGCAAACGTCCGGATGGGTGGGCGTGTCATCTCGCACGTCGGCAACGTCATCACGCTTGATGCCGATGTCACGCTGGCTCCAGGCCAGACGTATCAAATCATGCTGACCAAAGCCGATGGAAGCATTGAAACGGTCAACGTGATCTCGCGTATCGGTGAGGCGCAACTGATGCTTGCGGCTGCTGATCAGAATGCCGCAAACGGGTCTGTTTTCATTGTCACGGGAACGGATGTGAGACCGAAGAACTATCGCGTTCTCTCTGTCGCCGAGACAGCCGAGAATGTCTTCACCGTCACTGCGCTGTTCCATGATCCGCAGAAATACGGCCGTGTTGAGCGCGGTTGGGTTTTCAACCCCATCAACTATGGTCGGGAACGGAAGGTCGCGAAGCCGAAGAACCTCAACGTGGTCGAGCAGAGCTATCTCGTCGGTGGCTCCTTGAAGACCCGCGCATCGCTGTCGTGGTCTGCACCCGATGGTGTCGTGGTGAAGAACTACATCGTTTCGATGGAATCGCCCGACAGTGAGATGACGCCGATCGGTTCGCCGACGTCGAACTCGATGGATATCAACAACCTCGAAGATGGAGATCACGTCTTCCATGTGAAGACGGTTGACCGGTTCAATGCTGTATCACAGCCCGCAGTCTTCGCACTGACTGTTCAGGGCGCAAGCGCCCTCGCGAGCATCTCGGTGAAGAACCTGAAGAACCTCGACAGGCCGGCGCTGCTGACGTTTGACGGCAACAGTCCTGCGATCACTTGGGATAACTCGTTCCCGGTCACGACAGATCCGGCCGACGACGAAGAGACCGTCTCTCCGCTCTACAAGCACAACCTTGTCAAGGTTTACGACAACGTGACGAACACGCTCCTTCGCACCGCGAAGGTGATCGGGAACTCCTACCGATACAACGTCCAGTTCAACGAGGCGGACTCTCTGGACAATGGCTTCGGCAGTCCTCGTCGCGTTCTGAAGTTTCAGGTCTTGCTGGTCGATATCAACGGCAACATTTCGCCGCCGCAAGAGATCGTCCTGACGAACTCGTCGCCCGCTGTTGCGACTGTCACGGCGCATCCCGACGGACGGCGCATCAACATCTCTTGGGCTCGCCCCACCGCACGAGATTATGCAGGCACGCTTGTTTGGGTCGGGGCTCCTGGCTTCGATCCTGTCACGACGGCTCCGTTTATCGACAGCACGGGCGGCTCCTGCACCTATGTCGGCGAGAACGTGACGACCTACGGTGTGAGGATCGCGCACTATGACACCTTCGGCAAAGACAGCCTGAACATCTCGCCGCAGGTTCTCGTGACCACCGAAGCTGCCGATGTTGACTTTGAACCTCCAACCTCTCCTACGGGTCTGGATGCGACGACGGCACTTGCCGCAAACGGTCTCTCGAAGATCCACCTGACATGGGGCGCCTCCTCGGGCTCGGTCAGCTATGAACTCGGCATCACGGAAGATGGCGGGAACGAGATTTCGATCCCGGTCGGCACCAACTCCTACAGCTTCAACGCTGTTCGGGGCAGCTCGTATTCCATTCGCGTGCGCGGGATCAGCTATGTCGGTGTGAAATCCACCTTCTCGGCCCCTGTCACGATCACCGCGGCATCGGACTCCATTCCGCCTGCCGTTCCCGCGTCGTTGACGGCAGAGGGAACCTTTGGCGCGATCTGGCTGAGCTGGCTTCCCAATACCGAGAACGATTTCGACCACTATGAGATCTACGAAAGCGCCTCATCGACCAATCCTGGTCTCGGTGCAACGGCGACATTCAACGTGAGCGGAACGAGCCTCGCAAGGGATGGTCTGCCGGCCGAAGCAACGACGCGCTACTATTGGATCAGAGGTGTCGATACCTCTGGCAACAAATCCGCATGGTCCGCGCGGCAGCAGGCAACGACTCTGGTTGTGGGCGATATCCTGACGACCGAAGACCTGATGAACCTGGTTGACTACAGCAGTTTTGCGGCTGGTTTCGAACCCATTCATCGCGTCACTTCGCTGCCCAACCCTGTTGGATACACCGGCCCGAGGATCGTTCTTCTGACGACGAACGGGAAGATCTATCGCTACACTGGCACGGCCTGGACGACCGAAGTGCGCGCCGAGGATATTGATGCGCGCGGTCTGAACATCCTCGACATCTACGGTGAAGAGGTATTTGGATCCGATGGTCATATCGGCGAAGGCGCCTATATCAGCGTCGATGGGAATAACATCCAACTGAGCGAAGTTGCCTTGAACAGCCTCGTTCCTTCGATCAATTTCGTCGGCACTTTCGCAACGGCGCCAACCGAAGCGACCCTTGGTCCTAATTGGCGCCAAAACGCCGTTTACAAAAACAGCACCGACGAGACGACATATGTTCTGACGGGCACCCCTTTGGCTTGGGTTGTCTATCTTGAAAGCGGTCGGAATTTCTATATTTCGATCGAGTCCACAAACGGAAACATCTTCCGGGTTGGTCAAAGCACGACCACAACCTTGAAGGCGCGTCTGTTTAAGAATGGAGCTGAAGTTACCTCTGTGACTCCGGATAGCTGGTTCCGCTGGCGCAGGGTTTCTGTTATTCCTCAGTCAGCTCCGAATGACGACACCACCTGGAATGGGTTGTATGCAAGCGGGTATAAACAAATAGACATCAGTGTCGATACGGTTTATTCTCAGGCAACCTTTTTCTGCGACATCATCTCCTCGTAAGGGAACCCTCTCATGGCACTTGTTACCACAGGTCAAATTACCATCGTTGATAACAACGATGCCAAGCCGATCACCGCTTATATTACCGCGAGCCCCGGTTCGCAGCAGGTGTTTTCGAAAGACGAATCCACGATCGCCTATGTTCCTGACTGGACGACCGCGAACACGAACACCGGCCTGATCCTGACCGCGAAGGTCTATGTCGGCGGTGTGTCCTCGGCAGTCGATGTCACGTCGTTGCTGACCAACAAGAAGTGGTCAACCGACCTCTCGACCGCGATCACCGGGACCGCGGCTGCGATCAGTGGCAACGCGAGCCTTGCCGCTCTCTTCGTCGGCTCGGGCACGTTCACGATCAATAACACCGGTGGCGCCACCTTCACGATCAAGTCGAACTTCCTCGAAGCCGTGCAGCAGGCGGTCATCTACTTCGAGGGCGACTATACCGATCCTGTCACCGGTCTGGTCAGCCACATCATCGCCCAGATCAGCCTCGGCATGGTCAAGACCGGGACGAACGCCGTGTTCGTTCTGCCGCGCGGCAACAACACCATTGAACAGGCGACGGGCTCGACCAAGAACGTCGGTGTGATGGTCGCGGATCTCATTCGCGCTGCCGGCATTGATACGTCAGGGGTGACTTACCGTTTCTTCGAGAACAACGGTCAGGATCACATCTACAACGGCGGCAGCTTTGCGACCAAATATGGCTTCAAGACCACCGCGGCCGCTGCTGCGCCCACCGGCGCCCTTGCGAACATCGGAACGAACCTTCCTGCCCTGAACGCCTGGATGACTTACAACACCATCGTTATCCATGAGAACGCAATCTCCGATATCGGCGTCTTCCGTGTCGAAGCGAAGGACAACGACGGCACGATCTATCAGGCATACTTCACTGTCTATGACGTGTCCGACCCCTATGATCTTCGGATCATTTCGTCGAGCGGCGACAAGTTGCAGAACGGCATCGGTTCGACCCTGCTGACCCCGAAAGTCTATTACGGGTCGCAGGAAGTCGCATCGCTGACCGGCTGGACCTTCACCTGGACCTTCTACAACAAAGACGGCAACCGCGGCGCGTTCATCGACACCACCAGAACCGCAGTTGCGGGTGGTCGGAACATCACCGTGAACACTGCCGGCGTCAGCTCGGTGATCACCTATGATGGCACCTCGATCACCTTCGCCGCGGGTGACATCATCAAGGTCGTCAACTCTGCCGGTCTGGAAGCGTTCTACGAAGTGGCGTCGGGCACCGGCAACACCGTCACCATTCGGACGCCGACGACGAACACCTTCCTGAGCTATGCCACCTTCCCGGCGCCGACCGCAAGTTCGCTTGTTGGTGGGAAGCTCTTTGTCTGCGTTGGCTCGCAGGGTCAAAAGAGCACGTCCGCCGCAGCTTCCGTCACCGTCACCGGTGATGAGGTTGACTCGAAGGCACGCATTACTTGCGACGCGAACCGTCCGTAAGCACTTACTGATGGGGCGCAAATCTGCGCCCCATCATGGAATACGAGAGATAGAAAATGGCGATTGTTACGACGGGCCAGTTCACCATCACCGATGTTGCTGATGGTCTCAATGCAAGACTGTCGCTGAACAGTTTCTCCATCACCTGCGATGCTGACGGCTCGAATGGTGTTTATACGGGCGCCGTCTCGACAATCTCTGTGTTCATGGGCTCTGTTGATGACAGCGCGAACTGGACCGCCTCGGCGACGCCCAGCTCCGGCGTGACTGCGAACCTTGTCGGCAAGACGGTGACTGTCACGAATATGACCGTCGATTCGGGCTATGTCGATCTGACCGTTTCTCGCTCGGGCTATCCCTCGCTGCTGTGCCGCTTCTCGCTGACGAAATCGAAGCAGGGTGTTCGCGGCACCATCGTCACCTCCGCCGCAACCACCGGGACTGCATGGTCTGACTCCGAAGCTGATGCCGCTGT